AGCGCCAAGCGCAATCAGTCCGTCACCGGGTCCGCCCTTGCCGTAGATGCCGCCGATGAGGTCGCCAATCGACTGTAAGGGGTTGCCAGAGGCTTGCGGAGAAGCGCCGGGCATACCCATACCCTGTACGGTCTGCGCCTGCGGGGCGGGCGCGTCTTCCATCCCAAGCAGCCCCTTCGGTCGCACCGGAGGTTGGGGCGCTTCGGGATTGGCTACTTGGGCCAGATTGTTGCCGTCCAACTGCATAGGGCGCTGCGGAGGCATGGGGGGCTGACCATCAAGCCCAGCAAGCGCGCCATACGGATTGCCCTGCCCCTGCTGCTGCGCCTGCGCAAGAAGGCCGCGCACAAATTCAGGGGCTTGATCGAACATTCCACCAAGCCCGCCGATGCCGCCAAGAACGTCAAAGAAGCCCATTGCTTACCACCCGAAACGACCGAGGGCCGCGAAAGGATTTGAAGGCTGTTGCGGAGACATATTGCCACCAGCCTGACCTCCCATCGGGCCTTGCTGCGGAATTTGGCCCATGAACTTGTCCATTGCGCCCATGCCGCCGCCATAGCCAGGTACGCCGCCCGCATTGAGCGGCGCGGGCTGGAACCCTGTCTGCATCAACGGATCGGACTGCGCTTGCTGAGGTTGCTGCGGCTGCATGGGAGCGGGGCCGCCAGCCGGGCCTTGCGGGGCTGGCGCAAACGAGGAAAAGGGATTTCTGGCATTCGGATTGAAGACATAGCCCATCTGATCCGAACCGGACGGCCCCCACGGGCTCTGCATCGGCGGGGAGATAGAAGCGTTCCACGGATTGGAGGGCTGTTGGCCCATTCCACCGGAGCCGCCCCACGGGTTTGCATCGCCAAAAAAGCCCATTACGCCGCCCTCGCAAATTCGCCAAAGAGTTCTTTGCTCCATCGCTCATAGGCGGCGGCTGCATCGTCCTTCAATTCAAAGCGCTTTTTCCTGAGGGTACCGCCGCATTTAAGCGTAGCCACCCATTTGCTGCGAGCAGCGTCCCACGTGACCCCCTTGGCACCTGATGTATTGTCGATGTGCCTACGGGCATTAGCCAAGTTCTGCGACTGCGTTGCGGCCCGCAGATTGGCAGCGCTATTGTTCGACCTATCGCCGTCTGCGTGGTCGATGATGCCGTCTGGCCAGTTGCCGGTTATGAAAACCCAAGCAAGCCGATGTGCCATAAGTTGCGTCCCGTCTATCCCGATGACGCGATATCCATTTGCACGGGAACCGCCTGCCACTGAGCCAACAGGGCCGCGAATGGACAATTTGACTTTCCACCGGAAAACCCCGGTTGCAGGGTCATAGGAAAGGACTTTGCGTACCCGGTCTGTCGAAATTGATCGCTTCATATCAAGCGCCATCAAGAGCTGTCGCATAGTTTACCATGCGGAAACCTGAGAACGGGTCTTTGTGGACCGCTTCGGGCTTCACCTTCTCGACTTCCTGCGCCATCAAGCCAAGCGTCGTGCGCTTCAATGGATCATCCTTGTAGTTGTAGGCGTAGACCTTCTGGCCATCGTTCGTCTTGCCGACCGCCTTAATGTTTTCCTTCAGGCGTTCGTCAGAGAACAGCGAGGCAAAACCGCCCGCGCCCATGAACTTGCCCAAGCCACCGAACAGGTTGCCGAGCCCGCCAAGGCCCGCAAGACCGCCGCCAAGCATGGAGCCGAGCCCGCCGCCTGACATGGACTGTTGGCCCTGCGAGAAGCCGGTTGACGTACCACCCAAGCCGCCAATGCCGCCCGCGATCTGCGCGAGATTGCCGACCTTCGCCCACGGGGCCTGATTGAGCGCGTCGATAAGCTGCTGCTGGTAGTCCATGCGCTGCGAGCCGACGCCCATCTGGTTGGCCGCATCGGTGTTGCGCGCCGTAGCAAGGCCAGATAGCGCGCCGCCAGCCCCGGCCATGTTGTTCACGCCCTGCTGTCCGATGCCCGCCAGCGAAGAACCAAGCGAGCCACGAAGCCCCGCCAACTGCTGCAACATGTTGTTGGCCTGCAACTGGTTGGCCTGTTGCTGGTTGTAATCCTGCATACGCGCGTTGGTCGAAATCGACCCGAGGCGCGAGGCCAGCGCATCCGCATTCGCGCCGGACCCATATCGACCGGCAGACGAGAACTGCGCATTGACGCCATTCGCGGCGTCCTTCATCGCGCTGCCAATCGTGGCGTCGAGATAGGGATTGCCGCCCTGTTTCAGATACTGCCCTGACGCATACGGATTGAGGTTCTGCGAGACGCTATCCAATCCACCCATGCCGGTTCGCAGGCTGTCAGCGCCCTGCTGCATGTACGGGTTAAAACCGCCATTGCCGAAGATGCTGCCGAGCGAGCGCAGCGCATCCGTCGCGCCGCCAGAGACAAGGCCGTTCTGCGAATTGGCGAGAATCTGGTTCTGACCCGCCGTAACGTTCGGGTCCATGCCCGCGACTTGGGGGCCGTTGTACGTGTTGCGATAGGCGTCGAGCGCGCCCGAAAGAGCCGTATTGAGTGCTGGTACAGCCGGTGCCCACGGGTCGCGGGACTGGAACTGCATCTGCGAGGATTGCTGACTTCCGCCGCCGCCCATCTACTGGATTTCCTTTTCGAGGATGACGCCGACAGGCTTGTAGCCTATCGGTTCAAGGAGCCTTTTCATTCCCATGCGGGAGTAGGAACGCATTGTCATGCAGCCGTGTTGCTTTGCCGCTTCGATTACGATTCCTTCAAGGCAGAACCAGTTGTCATGGTCCTTGCCGCCGAGCGCGGTCCATTCGAGAACCTTGTGACCTGACGGCCAGTCAATCGTGACGCTCGTCACCGCAGAGGCAACACACTCGCCGTGATAGATCGCCACGAAATATTGCGAATGTCCCGCCTCGCACGACTGGCGCAGATTGCTCGGGTTCAAGTGCCCCGGCCCGCGCTTGCAAGCCTGCCGAATGAAGTACTCGCCCAAATGCCAGAACTGCGCGACATGCTCAGGCTGAACCCAGAAAACCCGCGCCTCATCCGAGGACGACAAAGCCGAATGTTCTGTCTGTCGTTGCGGCGCTTGCGTGGGCAATCGTGAAGCTCTTGTTGGTGACTGACGCGATGTAGGTCGTTGCAAGGGCCGCAGCGGCGTTGGCCGTGCGCGGGCTCAGGAACACATGGCTCTGCGAGGAACAGTTGGCGAAGCTCACAACGGTAGAAGTTGCGCTTGCCGAAAGTGTAATGCTTCCGACTGCGTTCGACCGGCCACGGATGAGTTGCAGAACCGCAGTGACAAGGCGCGTGTTGTCCTTGTCGTCGTAGGTCGGTTCGATAATCACCGCATTCCGGCTTTCTTCGAGTCAACGTCAACCGAGCGCATATAGGACCATTGTGCGCCAGCCGGAATGCGCGTGCGGATCGTGTTGAAACGCCCGTTCGCCCTGAACGTGGCGTATCCCCTCACACCGATAGGCGTCTCGACAGACTCGATGTAGGTGTCAAACAGCCGATCACGCGACCGGCAGGAAACAAGAGCGCCAGACGCATCGCCAATCGGCTGCGCGCCGTTGATGTAGGTCCGCACGCCATTGCCGATCATGCCTTCTGGCGTATCCAGCGTCGCCTCTAGGCTGCTCCCTGTTCGGAACCCGAGACGATTGCCGGAATCCATCATGGCGAGGCTCGATGCATACGTGCTGGTATAACTGTCGAGCGAATATGGCAGCGCGTCCAGATTCCCAATCGCGTCGAGACTTTCAAGCGTCGTGCCTAGCGGAATGACACTCGCGGCCCCCGCCACATTTGCGTCAGCCTGCGACCATCTGTCGAGCGACCAATCGTAGACGATTTCCTTGTCCAGAACGTTCGGGTTGGATGAGGCGACCGACTTGTAAAACCAGTGGACCCGTTTCGACACCGGGTCAGAAACCGCCTGCATGTAGCGAGGGTCAGTCAAATCGGCGGCGGCTAGAATTGTCCGGTCAACTCTCTTTGCGCCAATCGGCGTCAGAGAGCCGCCGCGATCAATCATGCAGAATCCGTCATTGGACAGGAAGAACGTAAGTCCTCCTGACTTCGCAATCGAGTAGCGCATCAAAACGCCGCGATCCTCCGAAATGCGCTGAAACTGGAAGATCAATGGAGGCCCGACATAGATCATGCGACGGATGGCGCGGTCCTGAAATACAAGGCCAATCTCGCCGCCTGCAATACCTTGGACATACCCCCCATCGGGGAAGTCGTTGTAATCGCCCTGGTTCGTGCCCGGTATCCATTCCGCCGAGTTGTTGATGCTCGACCATTGGATGCGGTTCGGGTCAGCTGAAAGTCCGGACAGCACGACGAAATCACCGACGACAGAAACGCGGCGGGCTTGCGGCGGCGACCCGGCCAAATCAGCGAAGGCGGTTGACGATCCGAGCGTATAGACTTGCGGCGCGATGTTGTTCGTGACCGCAACGACGCCGTTGCCGAATTGTGCGAAATCCCACAATTCTTTTGTCGAGACCAAATAGCCCCCGCCTTTAGACACATCCACCCACGTTCGCGCAGTAGGATCGACCTTGAACAGCTTGCTATCGTTCCCGCCGAATATCGCGGTCGAGTTATCGAGTTGCACCGCGCCGGTGACACCCCGGCAATATCCGCCCATCGCGCTCGTGAACGCAGACAGGGACGCTATAGGTCCCCAGCCATCGGCGCGCGGGACCACATTCTTGACATAGCTGCTCTTGGCCGTCCCAACCGAGGCGATATCTGGTTCGTACGGACCAAAGGCGATCTCAGGCATTGTTCATGGCCCAACGCCAGTCGCGCGCATTGCAGCGCCTGACCAGCGGCCCGTGTCTGTCGAAATCAGGCTTTCCAAGGTTTCCTGATATTTCCCGTTCCACAGCGCATATGCGTCCGCGTCCTGCGTGAATGCGCCGACCTGTGCGAGCGAGCCCCACAAGTAGCATTCGGGCGCTTGCGTCAGCAGCCAATTCGTCGTGTTCGACGCCGACAGGTTCGGCAATTGCTGATAGTAGCTCAGCGTCACACTGCATGGGCCGTTCGGGGCCACGTACATCTTGTTGTTCTGAAAATAGACGTAGCGCGGGACAAGGCCCGTCGTCTGATCCAGTGACGCGGCCCATGCAGGCGTCACGATCTGCAACGCACCACTAATCCCACCGTTCGACCAAATGATCTGATCCCAATTCGCAACGTCGGTCGGGAGAGAAATTGCCCCGTCCGATCCCGGCGTATAAGGGCCCGCAGAGATATACATCTGCTGTAGATTGTTATCGCGCGAAAACTGGTTTTCAAACGAACGGATGAACATCGGAATGCGGCTTCCGATATCCGTCCGCGCTGACCAGTCCGAAATCGCGGCCTGCAACGATGCATAATCGGTGATTAGACCCGTCGTTGCTATCGGATTGGCAGAGAACGATTGAGCCAGCAGAAACAGGTTCTGCATCTGCGCGGTCGTGTAGCCCAACATGTTCTGCACGGAATTGGACAGCAAGCCGCCTAAATCAACGCTCGTATCCTGCGTTTCCCACGCAATGCGGGTTGGGTCGGCTACATCGCCCGGCAATGCCTGCCATACGGCGGTGTAAATTCCCTGCGCTTGCAGCGCCTGCTTGAACTGGTAGAGCGAAGAAGAATACGTCGCGGCCATTTACAGTCGCCCACCCCGAGTCCGGAACTTGGAGTGGTCCGAATCATTCAGCCACTTGTTAACGAAATCGTCGTCGCCTTCGCTGACGGCTTCCGACAGTCCCATTTCAGGATTGAACAGGACATTCATCGGGATCGATGCAACGATCTGTCCGTCGCCCCATCGCGTGTTTAGACTGCTGATCTGCTTCTCCCCATTGATCCTGAAAAGTTCCTCGGTATGCGGGTATTCCGTCCGCATGACGGACGTTCCGTTACCGAGGTCGAGGACGTAGCGCTCAATTCCCGTGACCGGGTTACGGTCAAGGAAGCGCCAGTCTCCCCGCGAGAATTGAGCGCTCGCTTCCATCGTCAGTCCGCCGACTTCGCAATTCCCTTTTCGACTAGCCTGACGGCAGCAGCCGCATCGCAGTCGAAAATGGTTCCCTCATTGATGCGCTGGTCATCTTCCGACCAATAGGCGCGCACGAGTTCAAGCCTAACCTTGCCGACAGGCGGGCGCGGCGGGAGTTTCCCGGTATCGGTGATCTGCGATTCAGGCGTAGCAGCGTTATCGTCAGCCATTGTGTTTCCTTCATTTGACATGTGACCAGACGCGCCCATCACGGACGCCTCTGATGGTTGAGGCAACGGGCGCGACAGTGCGCTTGCGCCCCTTCAAAATCATATCAGCCGTATTTTGACGCGGCGTCCCGACTGAAAGATGCGCTGGATTTACGCAGGCCGGGTTGTCACACGAATGCATGACAACGAATCCCTCGGGTATCGGTTCGCAATGCAGTCCATACGAAAAGCGGTGCGGCGAGGCGATTTGTATTTGCGAGCGCGCTGCCAATGCTTGTGGCAAAAACCAAGCGCATAATGCGGGGCGTCGCAGTCTCTTACGCAACATAGTTTCATGCGCGGGACCTCCTACCCAAGAATAGACAGGAAGCCCCGCACACATTTCAATGAAGATTTACGAGAGGTCCGCGACTACGCCATGCGCAGCTTCGTTGTTCACGACCAGCGTGTATTCAACGACAATCGCGCGCTTCTCGGCGTCGCCGGTCTTCGCCAGCTTCTGGCGCTCGAACGGACGCAGGAAGCCAATGCTCATCATCTTCGGATCGATGATGTGAACCGTGCGGGTGCGAGACACCATCTGTGGGTTCGGAATGACTGTCAGGTTGCCGAAGTCCGACTTGTAAACGTCGGCGGCGCCGATGATTGCAAGCTGGCTTTCGCTCGACTTCGCCGGGGCGTTGTCAACGCGATTGAGCGCAATGCCCGAGAAGCCCGAGAAGTTCACCTTCTGACCCGGAGGGCAAAGAGCAATCTTCGGCTTGCCGCCGTTCTGGAACGCCGACTGCATCACGGACTTGATCTGCGCCTCAGCAAACGCGCGCTGAGTGCCATCCGTCGCCGCCGTGGTCAGACCGCCAGAGAAGCCGCCGTTGGCCCCCGAAGCGCCACGAGAAACGTTCGAGGTGTACCATGACTCGGCAGAACCAAGCTGGCGCGCCGTGGTAGCATTGCCCGCGACCGAAGCGGTATTCGAGCCGAACACGGTAAACTCCATGTCGCGCTTCAGTTCCGCCGTGCGCTTTTCCATCTGAAGGCCGAGTTCCGAACGGCGACCGGCTTTCAACACCGTGTCGTCAGTCTCGGAAACGATGACCTTCTTGTTGGAAATCTGACAGTAGTTCGCGACGCGGGTCGTCGCGGAAGGCGTCGAGAAGGTGTAGTCGTCACCTTCAAGCTGCGCATTCGCGGCGGCTGCGGCGAGCGTGTCCGTCTGCCATTCGAGCTTGACGTTGGTTGCCTTCTGGCGACCGATCATCGACATCCCGGGCGTGTCTTCCGGAGAAATGCGATAAATCTTGTCGAGAAGCTGCTCACGAATGCCGACCGTGGCATACGTGGTGTAGGTTCCGGTTGCGATAGTCATTGGAATTAGTCCTCTTCCATAGCTGCGAAGATGTCGGCCACCGACGCCTTGGGGTCGGAGCCGAGCTTTTGAAGCCGTGCGAGAGGGGATGAGGCGGGGTTTTCGCGCGTTCCGGGCTTTGCGATCTTCGGAGCCGCCTTGACCGCAGCCAGAGCTTTCGGCTTGTTCGCCTCTAGCTTCCTGAATGCAATCGCGTCCCTGAGAACGGCCAGCGCCTTGGATGAGTCGATGCCGTCGATTTCCTGCGGCGTCAGTCCCCAATGCTTCTGTCCGAAATCAACCGCTTCACTACGGAATTTTGTCTTGCCTTCCTGCGTTCCGAGTTCCGGCATGAGTTTGAGAGCGGAATCCCATTCCGCCGCCAAAGCCTGCCTCAATTGCTCGCTTTGCTGCTGCGCCTGTTGCTGCTGAAACTGACCACGACGCGATTGCAGTTCGCGAAGCACTAGCTCCGCCTGTTCGCGTTGGGCCTTCTGTTGCATGTAGCCGACCGGATCGCTCCCGATTGTGTTCGGGTCCGGCGCTGGCGGCAGTAACGCATTCAGAACATCTTGCACGAAGCCTAAATCGGCCTTCGCCTTCTCGTCCTGCTTCGACAAACGCTCGACGGCAGAATTCATCTCACGGCGTTCTGCCGCGACCTCCTGCGTCTTGCGCGTGTAATCGGCGTGCATCATAAGGCTCGCCTTAAGCTCATCGCGGGTCCAGCGCTTGCCATCTATCTCAATGGCGTCACTGTCCGGTTTGGCTTCCGGGTCTGCCTCTTCAGCGTCCGATTCTTCGGCTTCGGGGACTTCCTCGCTTTCGGCTTCTACAGCCTCCGGCTCGCCATCCTCTTCAGCCTGTTTGCCGGGCTTTTTAACCGGCGCTTCGCTCGCTACAGGGTTCGGATTGGCCTCATCGGCTTCCTCTTCCATTGCGAACAACTCTGCGACGGACTTGTCATCCAAATTCGGGGCAGAGTCGGTCTGCACAGTCCCCGTGTCGGGGTTGCTGTCCAAGATTCCCATGTGTCACCTTAAAGAATGCGGCTAGGCGATGGCCTTTAGCCGCTGGTTCCGCGCTGCCATGTCCGGCCCGTCACGCATGACGGCCTCAATGGCTTGGCGCGCATTCCTGATGGCCCTGATTTCCGCTACTCGATCCACGAGCTTGTCCCGGTCAGGAGGCCATATCCCAATCATGTCCTCGATAGCGTCCCGCTCGCATTGGGCGAACGCTTCGATGAACAGTTCATCCTCTGTGATCTGCTTTGCGCGGACGGCGCGGGAGGCTCGATCTGTGTCGTTCACTGCGTCACCGCCCGAATGTTGGCGTTATGCGCGTTCACATGTCCGGATGCGATTTCCATCGCCTTCAGTTCGGCCTCTTGCTCAAGCTCGTACTTCTTCAGTTCAGCATCCGTCATGAGCTTCTGCTGACCAAGCTGGATATCGGCCTGCGTCTTGGCCTGTTTCGCCTGAATGTCAGCCTGCGCCTTCTGCATCGCGGCTTGGTCTTTCGGGCTAGGCGGCGGCGGGGGCCTAGAAGCCTGCCATTGCTTGAACTGCTCGTCATTCACTTCGCCAAAGTACACGTCAGGGTCTTTCAAGCCTGTGGCCGTGACCATGCGGTGAAGCGTCGAAATGTACTTGGACGGCGGGACAACCGGATTATCCGGTCCCAACTGCGCGATGATCTTCTCTTGCTGCTGGCCGATCATGCCGAGCATCTTCAGGTCGCGTTCGCGCGTCCCCGTGCCGAGGCCGACGTTAATCGAGACCTCCATTTCGCTGTCCCAAGTACGCGGATCGAAATCCACCCAATTGCCGGACATGCGGATAGTGCGCGGGCGATCCTGATTGCGCTTGATGATGCGCAGCAGAGCCCTGAACATGCGCTTCATGCCAACTTCGGCTATGTTCCTTGCAATCTGTTCCTGCCTCGCAAAGCCCGCATCGTGTTCGATCTGCTGGCTTGTGGCGGTCTCAGGGACCAAAGCCCCATCGTCCATCACAGCAGACGCCTGATTAGTGCCTGTGCGGGCCTGTAGAAGCTGCTGGAAGAAGCGCATGGCCTCAATGGAGGCAGCAGCGGTAAACGGTACAGCCAAATCCTGAATGGCCGCCCGAGGGTCGCCCTTCGTCCTGATAACACCGCCAATGGTCGGATTCAGAACCTCATCCGGGTTCTCAATCATGCGAGCGTCAACCGCGCGTTGCGGCCTGTTGCTCAGGTAGAGATTGTCCAGCGTCTGACGAAGAAGCACGGTATTGACGCGCTGCACGTCCATAACGTCATCCGACACAGACCGGCCCTGCCAGCTATGCGGGACGATGTTCGCAACGAAGTCAGCAAACGGCGCTTCGTCCGGGTATTCTTCTAGGCTCAGAATGGTTGGGCTGGATTGAGAACCCGCCGCGATGATCTGGCACAGTTCCGCAATGCCATCGCCATCCAGATCGTGCTTCACATAGCACTCGAACTTCTCGACAACCTCTAGCGCTTGCTCATACGGCGTATGCGGCTGCGTATCGAGACGACCACGGGACAGGTCCGTAAGCTCGTTGTCCGTATGGTTGGCAATCGGCAGACCTTCGACCGTCTCCTTGTCATAGCCATCCGCAATCAAGTCCGAGCGGGTGCAGAACGTGCGATGGCCCACAAGCGGGGCGCTGTCCATCGTGCGAGCGCGGCGGGAGATAAGGAACTCTTCCGGCGGAATGGCCTCGACCTTGAGACACCCGCGCTTCTGGATATGCTGGACCTTGATCGTGAACGTGCCAGGATCATCGCCCTCGATAGCGCCGATGATCTGCGTATCCTTGTCCTGCAACAGAAGCTGGATTTGTTCAGGCGAGACGTTCGCCAGCAGTTCCGCAGAGCCCTTCTCTTCGTCGCTCCACCAGTATTTCACAACACCATTGCGCACGGCCAAGGCGTCATAAATCGCCTGAAACAGCACCTTGTAGCCATCGCATTCGTTCATGAATACGTGGTTCACGTAATCGCTGGCTTGCTGCGCCTGCCCCTCTGTGCCGGGACGCGACGGCTGGTATTCCACCACATTGGCAGAACCCGCAAAGATACGCATCAGGCCCGGCATGAGCCAGCCTACAGCATCGCCCAACTCGCTCGTTGTCATCTTCGACCGGCCCGCCTCGGCTGGCGTGTCGTTCATGATGCCGCGCAGATATTCCAGCGCACGGACGCGATGCGCCTCCCGCTCGTCACGGTCGAACTGGATCGCATCATTGAGCATGGCGGTGAAGGAGGCTTTGAAGTCCTCTTGAATGTCAGGGAGTGCCAACAGGCGCGCCCACAGAGTGCTTCAATCGGCCTCGGGTCATCGAGTATTCACTGATCTCCATCAAGCTACCCATTTCGTGTTCGGCTGCTTCCATGCGGTATTTCTGCCAGGCTGCGGCATTTCATAAGCGACGCAGGCCAGTCCAAAAGCATCTGCGCCGTGCGATGACCAGTCATGATCCGGTCCGAGGTCCACGCCGCGCTGCTCATCGATCTTCGCGTGGTATGCGCCGATGGCGTCCCTGCCCGCTTCCGTCGTTTCAGCGTTAAACCACATGGCCGGGAACAGTCTGCGCGCCGCCTCGATGCGTAGGCCAGCGGCGCCCTTCCCTTGGTTTGGGATCACGATCACCTCATAGCCTGCGTCACGACATGCGCTTTCATAGCTGACATCATAGACCTTATCGCCAGCCACCCCGTCGTGCGGGAGGATGATCGTCGTATTGTCCTTCGTGTAGCCGTTCTGGCGCATCCAGTTGAGATGCGTCGCCAAGGGCTGACCCTTGGCCTCGTAATAGTTCAATTGGCGGATTTCGCGGCCGATCCACTGTTGTATCCAGATGGACGCCGCGTCCGCCTTCGCGCCTGTGCCGCCAATGTCAAACACGGCCCGATAGGTCATCAGCGGATCGGCAGACACACGCCCTATGCGGCCCTGCGCCTTTGCCTCGGACAACTGCTTGGCGTAATATGCCCCGGCAAACACTGTCCGATATCCGCCTTCCCAGATATGCTCGTATTGATCTGGCCGCTCATTTAGATCGCGCTGGCGATCACGTTCGAGTTTTGCCGGAAACCACGGATTATCGCGCCAGTTCATCTCGGCGCATTTCACGAGCGGGTCTTTCGAGTGTCTAAATCGGCCCTCAACCGCTGCTGTCTTGCCCCTAGGGTTCCAAGTCGCCCAAAGCTCGCTGTCTTCCTCGCGCAGCGTCGGGATAAGGATTTGCCATCCCTCTTCCGTCACCGGTTCCGCTTCGTCCACCCAACCAAGCAGGATGCGCGACTTCGATTTGATTGATTCAATCGATCTATCGAGACCGGCGAAGCGATAGCCAATGCGGCCGCTTTTGGTCCTAATGAACTTGTCGCCAATTTCGAAATGGGGCTCTAACCACGGCTCCGACCGAATGGCCGCTTTGATTTCCTCTAGCGAGCTATCGTCCAGAGAGTTCATAAACTGGCGAAGGCAAAGGATAATCCCCTCCCTGCCTGCCATGTCCCACATGTACGCGCGGATCGCCGTCATCTTGGCGAAGGTTCGCGTCTTTGCCGATCCGCGACCACCATGCGCGGCCCTTACGTCCGCCTTACCCGTAAATACCGGGATAAGCTTCGGCGGAAGCTCTAATTGAACCTTAGCCATGACCCGGAGCGATTAGCTCAATCACAGACACGATTGGCTTGTCTTCGTCGCCCTGATGGATGAGGGCCTGTGGGGCCTTTCCAAAGCCCCTGTCAAGCAGTTCCTTGATAGCAGCCACCCTAGCCGCCTCGCTCTCAGCAGCCGTAGCAAGCCGCGCTAACTCACATATGGCCGCCTCAGCATGAACCATAGCAAGCGCGCTAATTTCCTTTGTTACTTTATTTTTGGAGCCTTTGGGACGACCGGGGCCGGGCTTCGGGTTTGCGTTGGCCAAAGGCTGTCTCAGCATCCCGGCCTTGGCTTCGGGCGGGGCTTTGGTTTTGGTTTTGCCATTAGGGTCTTGCTTTCCCTGCGTGAGAGTCGAGATAGCGATTGGCGGCGGTGTAGTCGGACGGGGCAGGGCTGATGTGGCCGGAAATGGAGCCCTAGGAGGGGATCGAACCCCCGACCCGCTGTTTACAAAACAGCCGCTCTG